AGTGATAAACTATATTTAGCGAGGGACACTAAATGTCTTTACCTACATTGACGCCAGCAAGTACGTTATCTGCCGTTATATTGCCAACAACAGGTTCAGTGCTGAATGTCGATAGCGCTTTGCCCTATAAGATATATTCTCTAGCCTCATCTCCACTGTATTCTGTTGAATTTTTGACAGGAGCAGTTGACCAGGTTTCTTACGTCTATAAGAAGCTAGGAGGAGATGTCCTAGATATCGAACTTACAGAAGGCAACGTGTATGCTGCCTATGAAGAAGCCGTATTAGAGTACTCATACCTAATAAACATTCACCAAGCAACCAATATCATCTCCGACGCTTTAGGGGATACTACTGGTAGCTTCGATTCGAAAGGGAACATACAGGCCGGCGCACTTAGCTCCTCTTTAGGAGGGTCGCATGTTGCGCTTAAATTCCCTAAGTTTGATTACGGCATGGCCAGAAGGGTCGCAGAAGGAGTTAGCGCTGATATTGGACTAAACTCATCAGTCCAGTTTACAGCAGGATTTGCAGTCACGGCAAGCGTTCAGGAATACGACCTGCAGGAGATTGTATCAACTAGCCCTGAATATTCAGGTTCTGTTGGCAGCAAGAGAATACTGATTAAGAAAGTATACTATAAGACACCGCATGCAATGTGGAGGTTCTTTGGATACTACGGCGGATTAAACGTGGTGGGAAACTTAAGTAGCTACGGACAATTCTCAGACGATTCAACGTTTCAGCTCGTTCCTGCATGGCAGAACAAAGCACAAGCATTGGCATTTGAAGACGCTATCTATACTAGGATGTCGCATTACTCATATGAGCTTAAGGATAATAAGATCAAGCTCTTTCCTTCTCCTTATACCGGAGGACCAAAAAAGATGTATATCGAATTTTCCATTCCGGAAGATGCCTGGGGTGGTGACGATCTTGAGACTGATGGCATAAATAACATGAACACCCTGCCCATAGGGAACCTGCCTTTTGTCAATATTAACTCTATTGGTAAGCAATGGATTAGAAGGTTCGCATTAGCTCTCTGCAAGGAGACATTGGGGCAGATTAGATCAAAGTTTGCAACAGTCCCTATCCCAGGAGAGAGTGTTACATTGAATGGCACAGCACTAATCACAGAAGGTAAGGACGAGCAAGATAAGCTAAGAACAGAGCTTAAAGAGACGCTAGCAGAGCTAACATATGCGAAGCTATCAGAGAGGGATGCGTCCATGCTTGAGAACGCCGAAAAGGGATTAACAAAGGTTCCTAACTATATTTTTGTGGGGTAACATAGATGTCGGATGATAATAAATGGTCACAGCCAGATTCTCCACCACCGCCGCTATTTACTGGTCAAAGTGAGAAGGATTTTGTAAAGCAGATCAATGATGAGGTAATCGAGCGGGTTATCGGACAGACCATCGTATATTATCCGATAAGTCTGGAGCATACAAATTTTCATAGCCTTTACGGAGAAGCAATTGACAAGAGCTTCCTAAATCCAATAAGGGTATACGCAATGGTCAAGTACACATCTCAGACAACAACAACAACTCCACTAGGAGTAGACAGGATAGAAAAGATAACAATCGCATTCCACAAGAGAAGGTTATCAGAGGATCAGGACCTCTTTGTTCGAGAGGGGGACTTTATACAGTATGGCGAACACATGTATGAAATATTGACACTAGAGGAGCCTCGCTGGTTGTTCGGGCAGGTCGAGTCTAGCTTCGAGATTGCAGCTTCTTGTGTGAGAGCTAGAGAGGGATTATTTAATGTCCGAGACAACTGAAAAGAAGATACATTTTGAAGCATCTACAATAGAGACAATTGATAAGTCAGTCTATAACTTTGTGACCTCACTAGCACTATCGACAATGACGAATAAGGGGTTCAAGAATGTTCCTGTAATATGGGGCACAGCTGAAAGAGCGTACCAAGCCAAAGGTGACAAGAGGATTAGAGACCCACAAGGGCTATTAGTTTTGCCGATAATCTCAATAAAGAGATCGAGCTTTACCAAGTCGATGAATACCCCGGGTATCTTTCAGGGTAATATTCCAGAAGCTGATGATTCCCAGGGGGGCTCTGTCGACGTCGGACGCGTCCTGTATCACGAGAAGACACTTAAATTCGCCAACGCAGATGCTTTAAGGCTCTACGGGCAAAAGAATTTCCCTTCTGCAAACCCAAAGGTGGTCTATCGAACAATCAGTGCCCCCATGCCGGTAAATGTGGAGGCTATGTATGAGATAACGCTTAGGACAGAGTATCAGCAACAGATGAACGATCTTATGGTCCCATTTATTGCTAAACCTGGTACAGTCAACTTCGTCCGTCTCATAGAAGGCGAGCATAAATACGAAGGCTTCATACAAGAAAGTTATGCCAGTGCTGATAACCTTAGTGATTTTTCTGCAGATGAGAGAAGATTTGAGACAAAGATTACAATTAAGGTTATTGGATATGTCGTGGGTGAGGGGGTCAATCGGGATAAGCCTGCATATGCTGTGAGAGAAAACCTTGTGGAGGTAAAGATACCGAGGGAAAGAATAACTCTGGGAGAGATACCAGAGCACGAATTCGGCTCTTATTACGGATTACCGGGCGCCTCCTTTACCGTTGGCTCTGATCAAGAGATCGAATCGCCGTTTGACTATCATAACGTTCCCGCAGCCAGCTTTTTCGAAGGCGCCGGCGGTGCCCCAGTCACAACAGAAAACTTTGCATCGGTTTTGAATCAGTTCTTTGTGGTGAGAGAGACGCTGAAAGAAGAGGACGAAATACCAGCTAGTTTGACAAACTTTAACACTTCTCAAGCAATCCGTGAAAACTCAGAGCAAGTATTGATTAACGGTGTGTTACAGGCATATGGACCAACAAAGGACTATATCGTTTCTGGTACTAATACGATAGTTTTCACTGAAAATGTTGAAAACGGCGATTACATTGTGGTAACATACATTAAAGGCTAAACCAACAGTAGTGATAAGGAGAAATCATGGCCAAGAACGCAACTGCTAAAATTGACAACAACGAGGTGCCCTCTCAGGAGGATAATACCACAGACGCCAGCTCTAACCAGGAAAACAACACACGTACCACAACAAACAATGAAATTGTGGAAGTAGAGTGGGAAAAGATCCAGCCCGTCTTTGAATTCAAACAAAAACTGGAAAACCTAGAAGCATACTTTTCCAATATGTGCTTGCAGTTTGAGAAAAATAAGGCTAACTTGATGAATCAGATAGTTTATGGAGAGACCGACCTCTATACTATGGCTCAAAACCTTCAAAAGGACCTGAATGTTAGTGAGAACCTCACCTATGAGCTAAAGCTCCCTGCCGCCCCCGGAGAGAAGGGATACTTTCTAAGAAAAGACGAATAGTATCAGTTATTCTTCCTACAGTTTTCTATTTATCTTACAATCAATAACTAACATTGGAGATAATAAACATGTCGGAACAAAAACAATCAAAAACCTTCGTCACTAGCGATATAGGTATTGCCGCCTACCTGCAACTCCAAGGGCACAAGCTGATAACATGCACTCGTCTAGAGAGTGGTAAATTCTTTTTTGAATTTGAAGATCCCAACGCAGAATGTAAAGAAGTATCCTTGCAATTTTTGTCTTCTGATTTTTGTAGATTTGATAATAATGTTAGAAATCTTAAGAAGATACTTTTCTCATAAGGAGACAAATTTGATGAGTATTTTAGAAAAATTAAAAGATTTAGTCGTTGCCCTTGAGTCTGGAGAAACTCAAGAAAAAGCGCAAGAAAACTCAAAAAACGTAGAAGAAGTGGAAGATATCGAGCCAAGCCAGCCTGAATATCAAGCGGAAGAGGGCCCGTCTCCAGCGCCGCCGATGCAGCCTCTGTCAACCAATGAACCACAACAAGAGGAGATTGAAGAATTTCCGTCCTACTTAGAGTGTACGATAGAAGAATCTCTTGAAGTCTCGAAGATCATAGCGAACACTAGGAAAGCCAAGTTAACCTTGGCAGACTTGGTGGTTGAACATGAGAAGAGAAAGAGCAATCTTCTTAATTTTATAGAAGAGAACTCATCAGACTTCTATAAAAAATTAGAGTCTCTTAGATTAGAGTATGGCATCCCTCGGGATGGCTATTCAGTTCAGTTGCCTACCAGTCAAGAAGATAAAGTTACATTTATTAAAAATTAATTTTACTCCATTCATAATTTGTATCCTGTTTAATAAAATAACATAACATACCTGTATAACAACAAAACAGGAGGAATAAATATGGCTTATTCAGCAGGCTCTATAGCCTTTTCTGGATTGCCGAACGTGGATACTATCATTACCCTTAATGATGGTCAAGGAGCAGCATATAGTGCTCTCCGACTGGGTATCCAGCTCGACAATTCAAGCTTGGCCAATATATTTGTCGCAGAAGGCGAAGCCGGGTCAAACCCAGTTCCGTCAGGAAATGCGTCAGATTTAGTTACACTATACAAGACAGGTAACACTACTCGAAGACCTTTCTTCGACCTTTCGTTGACCGCAGCAGGCGAATCATTCAGCGATTGGCGTGATGCTTACAAGAGCGGCGGCACCACACCAGGTAAGCTAGAGTTCAAGCAGCCTGGCTTTGGAGGACTTACGATCGATTTCGTCGTTATGTCCTCTGGCTGGACGGCAACATCTGGTCTAGGTAGCTATGGTAGAAAGAATGGTACCGGCGACTACACGGTCAATATGAACAGCATTGGTAGTTTATCGAATACGTTAAACACCATTAAGTCAATCTTTTCAGCTGCAAATACTGCAGGTGAGGTGGATTTATACACATCACAATTATCTGTTTCTAGTGGCTATCTCCGAATTATGGACGATAGAGCCACCAGCGCAGCTAACACGATGAGTATAGCTTTGGTGCCGGCTGGCGGTTCAAGCTGGACAGACGCGTCTGTCACAGCATTTACAGTGTCAGGCAATCGTACATGGTACAAGATGGCTGACGTCAAGACCGCCAATGAGGCAGTCTATGCAGGCCGCGGCGCTTCTGGCGCTAGCAGCTCAACATTGTCGACAGCCCAATTCGCGACATACGTTGGTGAGGTTATCAATAACCTACCCATCCAAATCACGGCAACAGTTAATGATAGTACAGTTAGTCTAACCAATGACGTCGACGGTTCATCCGGAGACGTAACAATAACAACATCAGACTCTACCAACATGACCCTAAGTGGCATGACAGGTGGGGCTTCAGGAGGATCCTCAGATATGAGTAAACGATTAACAATTTCCGCAAACCAGGTTGCGCTTTCTTCTTCCGGTGGTCTCGTGGCTTCCAGTGACGACAAGGCAGCTTTGGTCCTTGACCTTAAGAGCCTTTCAGCAGCAGCTGTTGGCACAGACGATCACCTAGCTTTCGCTGCAGACAGCGACGGCGCACCTAAGTCAATCACTTTCAGCTCTTTCGAAGCGCAGATCATGGGTGACTTTTCTGCTGACGACAGCACCGGCGACCTTTCATATGACGGTTCCGGCAAGTACACCTTCACGGGTACACAACTTCGTGCAGACTTCGCAGCAGCAGACGCAGCGATTCAAGCAGACGTTGATGCTAATGAAGCAGCAGCACTTGCAGCTCGCACTGCAATCCAGTCAGACGTCGACGCTAATGAGGCAGCAGCTCTTGCAGCCCGTAACGTCATCCAAGCTGACGTTGACGCCAACGAAGCAGCAGCACTTTCAGCGCGCAACGCTATTCAGGCAGACGTTGATCAGAATGAAGCTGATAGTGACGCAGCACATGCCGCCGCTACAAGCGACCGCGCAGCAGTCCGTGCAGAGTTTGCATCTGCAGACAGCGCCCTTTCTGCAACCTTAAGTGCAGAAATCGATGCAGACGTTCTCGTTGAAAAGACCAGAGCAGAAGCAGCAGAGGCAGCAATTCAGGCTGACGTCGACCAGAACGAAGCAGACAGTGATGCAGCACACGCCGCAGCAACCACTGATCGTGCTGCAGTTCGCAGTGAATTTGCAGCAGCTGATGCTTCTGCCCTCACCGCAGCACTCGCAAGAGAAGCAACGATCCAAGCTGATGTTGACGCCAACGAGGCAGCAGCTCTTGCTGGCCGTGTTGCAATCCAGGCTGACGTAGACCAGAACGAAGCAGACGCTGACGCAGCTTTCGTTGCAGCCACCAGTGATCGTGCAGCAATCCGTAGTGAATTTGCAGCAGCAGACGCAGCTCTTCAATCTGACGTTGATGCAGTCGACGCACGCGTTGATGCAATTCTTTCTGGCTCAAGCTCTGCGCTTGATCAGTTCGTCGAGGTTGTAGCAGCATACGAAGCAGCAGACGGAAATCTGCAAACTTCAATCACTAACCTTTCAACCACAGCTGCAACTGACCGCGCTGCTATCCGCAGTGAATTTGCTGCAGCAGACGCAGCAATTCAGGCTGACGTTGACGCTAATGAAGCAGCAGCTCTTGCAGCTCGTGTTGCAATCCAGGCTGATGTTGATCAGAATGAAGCAGACGCTGACGCATCTTTTGTCGCAGCAACTTCAGATCGCGCTGCAATCCGTGCAGAATTTGCATCTGCAGACAGTGCACTTTCTGCAACTTTGAGCGCAGAGATTGACGCCGATGTTCTCGTCGAAAAGACCAGAGCAGAAGCAGCAGAGGCAGCAATCCAAGCAGACGTTGATGCTAATGAAGCAGCAGCACTTGCAGCTCGCAACGCTATTCAGGCAGACGTCGATCAGAACGAAGCCGACAGTGATGCAGCTCACGCAGCCGCTACAAGCGACCGCGCCGCAGTACGTGCAGAATTTGCAGCAGCAGACACTGCACTTCACACAACTATCAGTGCTGAGATCGATTCCGATATCGCAGCACAGGAAGTTCTTGCACTTGCAGCTCGCGCCGCAATTCAAGCAGACGTTGATGCTAACGAAGCAGCAGCACTTGCAGCTCGCACTGCAATCCAAGCCGACGTTGATCAGAATGAAGCAGACGCAGACGCAGCAATTGCTGCTCTACAAGCAGACGTTGACCAAAACGAAGCAGACGCAGACGCAGCAATTGCTGCTCTACAAGCTGATGTTGACGGAAACGAAGCTGATGCTGACGCAGCAATTGCTGCTCTACAAGCAGACGTTGACCAAAACGAAGCTGACGCTGACGCTGGTCTTGCAGCTGCTACCACTGATCGCGCAGCAATCCGCAGCGAGTTCGCTGCAGCTGACGCATCTGAGGCTGCCTCTCGTGCAGCAGCTGACACCGCTCTAGGTGCTCGTATTGATTTGTTGCCTGGTTCGGGTCTTACCCTTACCGCTGGCGTTCTATCCATCGAGCAAGCTGAAGATCGCAGCAAGCCAGGAGTTGTTGCAGCTCTAGGAAGTTTGCCATCTGGCACCATGAGCGTCGCAGCACATGACGACGCATCGGTTGCTCTGTACGTTAACGGTCAATTATGGTCACAAGGCTATGATTACTCACTCTCAGGAACAACCATCACACTGATGGGTACAAACACCATTGAAGCAGAAGACGAGGTTGTTGTTCGATACATCAAGGCTTAAGCCTGATACCTCAGTCTAATAATCCTAGAAATCCCACCAAATTGGTCCCGGCTTCGGCCGGGACCTTCTTTTCCTTTCTTTTATTCTTTTGAAAAAACCTAAAACTATTTACTAGAGTAATATTTTACTTTTTTGATAAAGCCTTAAACAAGGAGATCTGTTGATATGTCTGCAAAGAAATTTAAGTTTGTCTCACCCGGAGTCTTTCTTAGTGAGATTGATAATAGCCAATTACCAAAGCAACCAGGCGGCGTCGGGCCCGTCGTTATCGGTCGCACAAGAAGGGGACCGGCACTAAAACCAGTAAAGGTTAACTCTTTCCAAGAGTTTGTTGAGATATTTGGCGAGCCTATGCCTGGCAACGAGGGCGATGACCCATGGAGAGACGGTAACGGACTTTTGGCACCAGCATATGCACCATATGCAGCACAAGCCTATTTGAAAGCAGATATAAACTCTCCAGTGACTGTTATCCGTCTTTTGGGTGTCCAAGGCGACGACGCCGGCGACGAAGGGGAAGCTGGATGGACTTTGGACGCCACTGGTTCAGCGATTGGTCTCTTTGTTGGCTCTGGCTCGGTCGCTCTCACCGCTTCTTTGGTCGCAGTGATTTACACCAACGATGATGAGTTTGCCGTCGGTGTTTCAGGCAAGAACCTTGAAGACGCTGACGCAACAACCTATGCTACAGCTTCCGGTACCAATACAGTTGAGCCTGTTAAGATTACAAATGACAGAATACCATTGATCTTATCTCATAGTGCTGGAACTATAGCAAAGTCTGTAGCACTAAAAGAGGGCGCCCAATACATAAGAGATGAGTTGAACACAAACCCGGTAGCTACGAACGATCAAGTTCTCACGCCACCCGCTTCTTCGTTAGCTGGCAAATACTGGCTAGGAGAGACTTTTGAAGAAGAGTATGAAAGAATTGCCCGAGAAGCCGATACCGCAGACCTTTACGTATTCCCTATGCGCTTGTCGGATAAGATGGATGATTTTAAGAGTTCGGATCATCAATTGAGCGCAGCTCGTTCTGGGTGGGTTATCCCACAGTACGCTGGTAACGCCGATAGTTACGAGCCGGCTGACCTTGAAAGGTTATTTCGATTCCACGCGATCCAAGAAGGGGAGCAGGGCATGGACATAAGTGTTCGAATTGAGAACATAAAGATCTCAGACCCGGGCAATCCTTCTCCATTTGGACGCTTCGATGTCACTATCGAGCAACGCAGAGGTGGCCGCATCCATGTAGTTGATAGCTATGAAAACCTCAATCTAAATCCCAATTCGAATGACTTCATTGCTCGTCGAATTGGCGACCAATACTTTGAGTGGGACCCATCACAAAAGAGAAACAAGGTATACGGAAACTATCCGAACCAATCTAACTACGTGAGAGTGGAAATGAACCTGGACGTTGGAGAGAATGGACCCTCCAACCCAAAGTCAGTCCCTTTTGGGTTTTTTGGACCAATCGTCCCAGTTGATGTGACAGGGTCGCCCGACGCCGGCATTGCCGACACTCTCCAGATCACTGGCGCTGGGCACTGGGCCAATGGTTCCATTTTGGGCGCCACCTATACAGGCTTAAGCGTTCAGTGGCCACAAGCGCCACACGTCGGCAGTGGCTCTTTGGGTGTTGATCTTGCAGCCAAATATGTTATGGGCAGCACAGGGTACAATAAGGGTACTAGTGATTTCGTTAATTATTCTTCAGTCAACAGAGGAATGAAGGACTACCTTCGAAAGCTTGGTACCTTTGCCGGCCTTGTGTCGTCTCAAAACTCGGGACTTGCAACCACCGGGTCCACAAAGCATTCATATATCTTTTCGCTTGACGAAATCGAAATAAGCGGCGCCGCCTCACCGGATACCGACGATCTTTCGGAATATGTCCCCACGTATGTCAGGTTTACCAGTGGTTCGCACAAAAACGGTACTCCAGGCGCTTATACTTCACTTAGCAGCGGTTCGGCGTCTGAGTTGTTGGCACTAGTTAATAGCTTCTCTATGCCACTAGCTGGCGGCTTTGACGGGGTGGATATCACGGAGGCTGATCCTTTTAATATGAGCGACCGTGCCGTTGGCGCTGGTAGCACAAATACTAGTTATGCATATGCCAGTATTGATCGTGCAATCGAATTAGTCCGAGATCCAGAGGCATTAGAGATGAATTTGGCAGTTATGCCAGGTGTCACTAACGAAGCGCTAACAACAAAGTTGATTCAAACATGCGAGGCTAGAGCAGACGCCCTGGCAATCATCGATCTTCCGGACGTCTATGTTCCGCCATCAGAAGAGATATGTACAACTTTCGACAAGAGAATACAGACTAATCCAGCAAAGGCAGCAAAGGCACTTACTGCTCGCCAACTAAACTCAAGTTATGGAGCGGCTTATTATCCTTGGGTAAAGATCCGCGACACCATCAACACTCGTGACGTATGGGCACCACCATCAGTAATCGCTCTAGGTGTCATGGGTTACACAGAGCAGAGAGATGAGGTCTGGTTCGCTCCTGCAGGTTTCAACCGTGGCGGCTTAAATGAGGGCAACGCCGGCTTACCAGTGCTTCAAGCTTCTGAGCAGCTGCTCTCTTCTCAGAGAGACTCGCTATATGAGGCGAATATTAATCCAATTGCCTCATTCGTATCGGAAGGTTTGGTTGTTTTTGGGCAGAAGACTTTACAACTTACCCCATCTGCTTTGGACAGGATCAATGTTCGAAGATTGTTGATCTTCGTGAAGAAGGAAGTTTCGAGAATTGCAAATGGCCTCTTGTTTGATCAGAATGTGCCATCAACTTGGAATCGCTTTACGGGACAGGTTGTGCCACTTCTTGAGAGTGTTAAGACGCGCCTAGGTCTGTCTGATTTTAAGGTGGTTTTGGATAAGACCACTACAACACCGGACCTTATCGATAGAAATATCATGTATGCAAAGATATTCTTGAAGCCAGCCCGCGCCATTGAGTTTATCGCAGTTGACTTTGTTATAACGAGAACTGGTGCTTCTTTTGACGACTAATATTTGTTAAAAACCAGTAAAGAATAATATATACTAATAGGAGATATAAAATAATGGCATTTTGGAGTGAAAAAACAGTCGAGCCAAAGAGGAAGTTTAGATGGCTTCTTTATTGGTCCGGAGTACCACAATTTGTGATAAAGAGCGTAGACAAGCCGGGATACACTGTTGGAGTGACTCCTCACCAATTTTTAAACTACGAGTTTAACTATCCGGGAAGAGTAAAATGGGACCCAATCAATATTACAATCGTTGACCCAGTAAATCCCGACTCAACAAAGAGCCTATATAAGATATTGGAAAATTCAGGATATGTTATTCCAAGTAATTATCAACAGGCTGCAGCTGCCACGATCTCCAAGCAGGGCATGGTGGACGCGTTGGGCACTGAAATAAAGCTATCTCAGTTAGATGCTGACGGCACGAACCCAATCGAAACTTGGGTCATAAAGAACCCTCTAATTACTTCTGCGAAGTTTGACTCGCTGGACTACAATTCAGAAGACATGCTAAATATCACTGTTGGAATAACCTATGATTATGCTGTGCTTGAAAACCTTGGTCAAGGAAAGGGCAATAACACCGGCGCTGATCTTTGGACATTCAACGAAGACAATTAGAGAACATAATTAAAAAAAAGAGGAAAAATGTCGAGAAACTCTAATAGAACTCAAATCCCGCAATCAGTTCAGTCAGATACGAAAACCACACCCCAGAACAGTCCAGCACAGAACCCCGGAAGCTCAAATCCTTTCGGGCTCTCTTTTGCTGTAGAGACAGAAATAGTTCATCTTCCGAGCGGTGGCAATTTTTATGAAGAAGATAGTCCTTTGGTTGGCATGGAAAGCATAGAGATAAAAGCCATGACAGCAAAAGAAGAGGATATCCTGATAAATGAAGATTTTATCACACAGGGGATTGTCTTCGACCGCTTGATAGATTCACTGATGATCACCCCAGGTATTCAATCTGACCAGCTTTTGGATTGCGACAAAGTTGCAATACTGGTGTCCGCTCGAAAAACAGGGTATGGTAACTTGCTGCACATCGGTCACGATTGTGAGGACTGCGGAAAGACAACGGAAGTGCCATTAAGTCTGTCAAGGATGTTGGAAAACGCGAAGAAAGAAAGATTTGAAGTAAAAGATACAGAAGACTGGCAGTACGATAAGTCAAGTAAGACTTTTTCGATAAGACTTCCAGTAACAGAAATAATGGCAAAGATTAGGCTATTGACCCCCGCAGATGTGAAGTATTTGCAGCAAGACAAAAAACAAAAAGAGAGATTAAACTTGCCTCATAATGAGACCGTCGAGTTTGTCCGAAGAGTTCTGGTTTCAGCAAATGACGTTGTAGACCCAGGGATGCTCACTTCGTTGCTTGAGGTCTTACCCGCGGCCGATGCTAGAAGGATCAAGTACGTACACAACGTAAACACTCCATCCTTTGATACTAAGCAAGAAATCTCTTGCTCAAACTGTTCTGCAAAAGCAGAAAAGGAGGTGCCCTTCTCTGTGGGCTGGTTTTGGTCTAACTAAAGAATACGTCGAGAAGGGCACTTACGAAGAAATATATCTCCTAATAAAACACGGAAACTGGTCTTTTGTAGAAGCATATAGTCTACCAATTCAGTTGAGGCACTGGTTTGTGGAAAGGCTGACTAAAGACTTCGAAGAGAAACCAGAATAATAAACCTGTTATCCCACCTATTTAGATATATATAGAAGAGGTTTATTCAATGGCTGATGAAATTATAAAAGGTCTCACATCAAGCGAGAAAAAGGCATACGATAGTTTGCCGAAAACTCTGAAGAGTAAACTTGCCAAAGGGTTTAAACGCGTCTCATCAGCAAAGGATAACGCTGTAGATACCGGAAAAAAGACAGTCTCAGATCTCGCAGAGCCAATCGATAGAGTACTCTCTTCGACCGAGGCTCTTGTCGCATCGACTAGAAACTTTGAAAAAGAATATCAGAATTTCTTTAAGGCCGGCTATACTGCACAAATGTATGACTTTTCTGTCAGCATCGCCGCGGCAAACAAAGAGAGCCTGAGGTTATATGGGAACCTATCAGCAGGGCAAGAGACCATAAAAGCACTCAGAAGCAATACGATGGCCATTGCAGTAGCCAATGAGAGTTTCTCAAAATCGTTAATAAAGTCAGGTGTTGCAATGGTCGGCGCCGGCTGGAATATGACAGACTTCGCAAATATTGTAGATTCGGCAACATTTGCATTCAACAAGAACGAAGCACAGGTGGGAAACTTGACCTCTACTCTAATTCAAATCCAGAGGGAGATTCCAGTATCAGCTGCTGACCTTGCTGAGAATTTTCGCTTTGCACAGAAGAATTTTGCTTATTCTGCAGATAAGATGATGGACAACTTTATCGGACTGCAAAAAATGTCAGTTACAACTGGTATTTCTTTTGGCGATTTGACTAGTGCCTTCGGCTCCTCGATGGACACCTTTGAAGGGTCAGCGCAAAAAGCTGGACAATTGAACCAGATCTTGGGCCGCTCCGCTTTTAATAGTATGGAATTGTTGGCAATGACCGAAACAGAGAGAGCAACAAAAATTAGATCGGCAATTATGGAGTCCGGTCGCTCAATTGAGGATATGAGCAAGTTTGAGTTAATTTCCTTGCAAAAATCAATAGGGCTTGGTAGTATGGAGGACACAAGAAAATTCTTGAGGGGCGAGTTAAAGATAGATGAAAAGAAATCTTTGAAAGCTATTGAATCTCGAGACCCAATAGCCATAAAGAGCAAGGCTCTTAACTTCTCTTTGGGGCAGCTAGCAGAAGGGATAGACCGAACAATACCAACGATGGATAGGTTGGCTATAGCCCAGCAGAACGTTGGCATGGCCTTGCAGAAGGCCGGCTTCATGCACGTTAAAGAAGCTGAAAAACAGATGAAAGCTGGTCGCTCACTTGAGGAAGTTTTGATTAGAGCCATGGGTCGCATAACTGGGCAACTAACTACAGAAATAGAAAAAAATGAACGCCGGTTCAAAAGAAAAGAGGTTGAGGCATTAAAGTTTCTCAAGCCCAAGGACGCCGACTCTGCGATTGCTATAGTCGGTAAGCTTGCAGCAACCAAAACACTTGAGAGCTCTAGAACCTTATCAGCAGCAGCAGGCATCTTCGACGGCGCCGTTAAGAAATTCGCCGAGACCGTTGGTGCACCCGGCACCAAGCCGAAGCCGAAGCCGAAGCCGAAGCCGAAGCCGGCCCCCGCCCGCGCTGAGCCTGCATCGTGAGCGGTCATTGCGTAGCAAATGGAAGTGAACCACAAAAGGAGGAAACATGAGTTTTACAGATTTTAACAAAATAGCAGAAAGCAAAAACCAAGTAGTAGTCCTTACCCATGTTGCAACGGGGACAAGCGTATCTTTTGCTGCATTTATAACAGAATATTCGGACGATTATCAGGTTACTTGGGGCAACGAAGAAGTGTTTGGGAGAAACGATCCGATAAAACCCTACCAATCAACATCTCGCCAGCTGCAAGTAGGTTTTGACGTATTGTCTCATAGCTTCGAGAATGCTAGAGACAACCTTAATAAATTTCAGACTTTGATCAAGATGCTATATCCTGTTTACAGCGCCCCCCTTAGCGGTAAAGGCAGCTCATTTGGGAGAACCATCAAGGCTCCGCCTCTTATGTGGGTAAAATTTGTCAACTTCATACAAGCAGCAAATGGAAAGGGCGCCCTATTGGGCTGCATAGAAGGGGTGAGCTTTAATCCAGAAAAGGAAGCTGGATATTTTGTCGAGCAGTCTGGGGAGATATTTCCAAAGCAATTTAATATCAGCTTTAGGTTTACGCCACAACACGAAAATCCCCTGGGCTGGGACTCCACCACAAAAGGCTTCTTAACCGACACTTTTCCGTACTCGGCAACCCCAACTGTTGCGGAGAATACGAATAGTGGCGGCCAAAATGGGACTCTAAATGATGCTCAGAACGACCGGGCCTTGGAATAATGACAAACTACGAGAGGATCTTCAATTATGCCAAATAGAAATATTTATAGAGATTTTTTGATCACCGATTCTAAATTGAGGGAAAATATCCATGACAGGAAGTTTGTGGATGAGGTAACTATTCTTTCGCGTATGTTGCCAAACGTTCCCACTGACGAAGAGTTGAGAAATGACTTGACACACATACAAAGAATATATACAATGGGGGACAGACTTTATAAATTCGCCTACGAATATTACGGCGATGTGGATTATTGGTGGGTCATCGCGTGGTACAATAACAAGCCCACAGACAGCCATTTTAATATCGGAGATGTTGTATATATCCCGAGAGAGCTAGACGTCGCCATAAGGATTGCTACGAGAGAGAGATAGAATAATGGCAAATGAGATTACTTTAAATTCGTTCCACCCCCAAGCTTATCTTATGTATTTGAACTTCGCTTCCCCAAGTTCGCTTAAGCTTAGTAGCCTGACACCTGCCAACATGGGGACGGGAGTCCATATGCTTAAAGGGCTATACCGACCAGATTCGGTAATGTCAAAAGTTTATAACACAAAAGACGCAACAGGAAAGAGCCTCACAAAGGCACACTTCTTTAATCTAGAGACGCACAAGATAAGTGCACTGGTACCGGAAATTAGGTTCTACAAGGCGCAGGAAGGCAAGCTAGAGCCATTCTTCTTTCCTATCTCTACGGTTGCCGATAGTGCCGCCATAACGTCCGGAAACAGCAGAACAAAAGGGTCAGGCGTTCAATCTTTTAGCGTCCAGTTTGAGGGGACTAACCCATTCGAAGCGCCCCGTTTTCTAACAGCGGATTTATCTCTTTACGTTGATAGCCTAGCAAATCTTTTTGATACTGAGCCAGGCTACGCGCCGCTCGCTGATCTCTTTACAATATCAATTGGCAAGCCAGCCCAGAAAAGCTCGACGGGCGGCTCCACTTTAGGTCCAAGTGATTTTATACGGCCGATTGAAGTGGCGGCAACATTAGGGTATGCAGTTAACGACACTTCCGTCTTCACCCAGGAAGAGATACGGGAAATTCAGGACTCAAACTTGCCATTAAGGATGAACGTATACCATCACAATATCGATGTCGCCCAGAATGGCAGCGCCACCATTACGGTGAGATATACTGCAAGAATAAATAATACCGCCCGGGATCGTATTTTTAGTGCGATCGATTCTCCGATAGATATTCTAAGAAGAGCAAACATAAAGCAGCTCCTAGCACCTCAGAAAAAGAAAATAGACAAAGTAAGCAAGGAAAAAGACGACGAAGGTGTCAACTCTGACAGAAAAAGCCAACAGGAAAAAATGAAAGAGATTCGAAAGATACTAGAGTTGCTTGAGGCTGAAAAGAAGATATTCTCTATAGAGACAACGGACGCAAAACTATTAAGCTTTACACAATTGGGCGTCTCTGATGAAATAAAGGAGTTTTTGCTACCAACAGCTGCAGCGCCTGCTAGGGATGTAGTTACAATTGGCGACGATTTCGAGTTTGCGGTAACAACACCAGCACCACCACCGAAGACTCCAGAAGAACGCCTGCTCGAAAAGAGCGCTGAGACTTTAACAAAGAGACTGTCTTCGATCGACAACTCCAAAAGAAGAGTACATTACATAACGTTTGGGGATTTGATACAAGCCTTTTTTGAAAATTTTCACTTACAATTGCGCGCTGCAAAGAAGCTACTCTCTGACGCAGCGAATTTTTTAAACTCTAAGGCGACAGATTTAACTGACCCAGAGTTAGCAGCAGCTCGCAAATTAGCAAAGAAATCGAATGATGAGAGGACAAAGATAGAAAAAGTCCTAGAGGAAGCATCGGAGAAGCTTAAGACATTTAGAATATATTTACCAGACGTTGAGTACAAGCACTATAGTGAAGGATCAGAGGGGACATCGGAAGCAATAAAGAGGATCAATATATCGGATATACCTATTTCACTGGAGGTATATCAAGGGTTTATGTTCGAAAAGATAATGAATTCATACAGAAACACTTGGACGCCTCCGCAGTTTTTAAATGACTGCATCACTGAGCTGCTACCAGCTGTCTTTGGGCAAAAGTGGTCCAAATCTGGAATTGCTTCAAAAATAATTCATACGGCACCTTCATTCACTTCGACAACTTTTTCCGCTCCGCAATTACGCGGGTCATTATCACGAAGTGCAGCTATTGACGCCGAAAAGGCGCCTAGCCCACAGAAAAACTTTAGAGCGGCTAGTCTTAATGACGAGTGTGATTATTTTGTTGTCTATCAAAGTTTAGATAGGGAGTTGACCACCGACCGACAAGGAAATGCCGACGCCGATGCTCGAGATGGCATATACCACTTCGAGATCGGCAAGAACCGCGGCCTGACAAAAAACATTTCTTTTAGCAGATTTGAGGTTCCAGGAGCCCAAGAGCAGCTGATGACCAATCAGGTTGGACTCTATGATGAATTGAAATTGCCATATAGTGCGAAGATTAGCATGTTTGGTAACAATTTGTTTACACCAGGAAGCCAAATATACATAAACCCCAGTAACATTGGCTTTGGGCTTCCAGACGATCCTAATTCACCGGCGTTTAAGATAGGGTTAGGGGGTTATTACACTGTCCTAACTGTTGAAACCTCTTTTAATGATGGAGTGTTGTCGACAGAGCTAAATTGCTCTTTTGGATCACCAGCTTCAAATACAATTGGATTAACTGGCGCAAAGCCAAAAGAAAGGTCTATCGACGAGGTACCTCGCGCAGCCACTAGTAGCGACGCTGAACCGGAAGAGTTACCAGATTTGGACACTAGTAAGACCCAAGTCGCGCAAAGTCATTATTTACAGCAGCTATTGACTCTTAGGGATCCATTAACCGGGGAAAGGGTAATGTCTCAGTCTACCGCCAGACAGGTCTCGAATGACTATATCTTGCATCAAGACTCGAATATGGTTGCGATCCCTGGCATTTTAGATAAATCGATCAATGCACAATCCGGAGCAGTCAGATATAACCTCACCACTGGCCAGTCTGTCGAAATTGATGATTCAGTACCATCTGATGAATCGGTAAAGCTAGTGAAGAACCCATCATCGAGCCTTGCTGCAGCTAGTGCCAAATCTATGAGAAGTCAGACACAGGGGAGGGGGAGATAGGACATGGCTAAGAAGATAAACTTCCTTGGAGGCACAACTCCGTTCTTGAGGACAGAATTCGAAGAGCGCAGCAAATATAAAAAATTGATTAACTTTCCAGGTATGCTAGATACCCTATACGATAGACATGCTTATGGGCTAGTTAATAACAATTATGAGCCGACTTATTTGGTTAATGATCAGGAGATTCTATCTAACTTCCCAAATCTAGCAGATGGTGTATACTGTTTAAATTTTGTCGCAGAGGCATTTACAAACTTTAGGAGAGATTATGTTAATCGTTTGGAGAATGGAGATATAAGTTATCCTCCATTTTTGGACCAAATTGTCCCAACATCGGGACACATCTCTTTTGAGGAGTCTTACTCGGATTATTTGACATATACAGGTATAAAATATTCCACTTTCCTTCAGGATGACACAAGGATAGATGATTATAGTTGTTACTTGTCCGCACTAAAGGAGGCACTCAAGCAAAGCCTCAAGTCATTTCCAGTTACTCGTAGCGGCTTCTTGTTATCACCGCACAATAATGTAAAAACTTCCGGATTGGTGCTCGAGTTGGCAAATCTGGATTACAATCGCGACCCCGAAAAGGGAGAGATAATACAAAGTGAGGAATTTCAGTGTTTTTTGGATTTTGCGAATTCCGCCGGCTTTTACGTTGACAAATATAGCCCCTGGCGCCTATACGCAAATCTTGAGTGGCCCACAATGCAGTCCCTAATACGCAAAACGCCACCCCCATCAGAGGGGGGAAGCAATAAAAATAACGACACGGAATTAGTTCTAAATTCGATTTACAGACTGAGGTCTCATGAGGACGATCTTTACGATTTGCAGGATTTCGTAATAAAAGTTTACAATGATATAAAGAAAAGGGTTCCATTTTATACAAAATCAGTGTATAATAATAGTAAGAATGCACCAGTTAGCAAAAACGTCTTCCGACCAGATATAGATTTACTATCTGCAGAGGAGTGGCTAAGCCTGCTATTGATGGTTCGGCTTCTTGAGCTGAATAAGTACACTGAATCGAATTATCAGAGCTTGCAATCGGACGTTTTGCAGAATCATAGAATTTACGGCATCAAGCATGCCATTGGGAAAATTGGAAAAATAAGCTCACAGATTATAAAAGAGAAATATGAAAAAAGAGAAGATAATACAACCACTTGATATAGAGAACCAATGCGTCGGCATATACTGCGACAACAATTTTACATTTAATGACACCGAGATAGGGCCCCTGATAAGAGACAGTAATACTGCTTGGCGCCACTCACCAATTTTTGAAGAAGACCAACAATATACTTATTTGAACATTTTCTTGAAAAATCAGCCGCT